CAATTCCAACAGCATCTTCCACATCCTCAATTACTTCATCATTTTCATCAGCAAGCACGCCGTCTGCATAGTAGGTAAGGCTGATCTGCTCATACTCTTCATCGTCACCAAACTGCTCCGGCGGAATCACATACGGACCGGCTTCAGAAACAGGCTTTTCTTCCTCGTCCGAACCGAAATCAGAATATCGGGTGTAACCCTCTTTTTTCAGACGTTCCGCATACTCTTTAAGATCTGGTTTTTCTTTGTCCGCATCTTTAATACCTTCAGCAACGGTTTTCTTTACGGACTGATCCTTTAATTCCTGCTCACGTCTTAAGAAAACCTCTTTTACAGAATCAATTTCCTCCTGAGCGAGCGCTTCGTATTTATCCTTAAGCAGGTACCATGTCGCTACTGATCCAGTCGCAGCACCAATGATAAATGCCAAAGAAAACAGAGATTTGTTACTCATCTTCGTCCTCCTCGTTCTGAATTGTCATAACGGTAAGCGCAAGCCCACCGAAAAGTAAAGAGGCACTCAACAGAATGCCCCCTGTGATATGTCTTTTTCTTTTGGTATCCAATATGTAATCCATCATGGATATAAAATTTCCAATGCCATCCATCAGTGATGCTCCTTTCCGCCCATAAGAACGGCCAGACCACTAACAAAGCAAATACCAGCAAATGCTGAAAATGTTAATCCCATAAAACCTGTCATAATTCAGGACTCCTTTCTATTCATAGCTCGAAAAATAATGGTTACCTACTTGAAACATCGGTCTTCCGTATTTTCCATATTCACCAGCCGTGAAGAATATCGTATCTACATTAGTTCTGGATTGCAGTTCCTCTTCAACTAACTGGCAAATATCATCGTCTACAAAGCACTTATCAACTCTCCCATTCCACATGGATGAAAACTGATTTGCTTGATATACAACACCGTACACTGTATCCGGGAAATATACGGAATCAACACGATTTAATATTGTGTCGATCACTAATCGCTTTCCTTCCTCGTATTCGCCCTCAGCTTCTGCCATAGTTACAAGAGCAATCAGCTCAATATCTTCCCGTGGCAATAGTGTATCCTCCACATACTCTTCGATTTCAACTGCCGACACCGTTTCCTCTAAGGGTTGCTCAGAAATAATTACAATAGGATCAATAGGTTCAGCTTTTAAAGTCGGCTGTATTTCGATATATTCATGCCGGTTTACCTGTTCTGCCGAGCAGACAAAACCTGTGCAAATAATCGCAAATACGCAAAGAGCAGGAAGGACCACCATACGAATATAATTTCGCATATGTATCCTCCTCACAAAATTAGATCAGATCGAGAATCGGTCCGTCTACATTGAACTCCATTAGAATGGCTTTCTCGTAACCACCATCCTCAGTTTCACGGTTGGTCTCCAGAATCCCGAAATCAACGAAGTTGTCACCATTTTCATTTCCTTCCGGTTTATAAACCCAACCAACAATCTGGCTCATTTTGGTACGCTTAATGCCAAGCTGATCGTATACATCGCTGAGGAATAAATATCCATTAGCTTTAAGTTTGTCGTTTGCCAGATTCTGCTGAGAACGCAGATACATAAGGTTGTAATCCATATTGGATTCGTACGCCTCACAAGTATCGTCAAAGAAACGGGCATAATCGTTCGTAGAAGGTGCTGCTACATCTACGGTAGACTTCACCTTTTTCTCTTTACCACTGTCAGGATCAGTTACAGTTTCCTCAAATTTCTTTGCTTTGATGTTGTAGCGAAGTTCTTTATCAACCTCCGCGCCAAAGCGCTCAACCACCCGATTTCTGTACTCCTTGAAAGTCTTATCCACAGTTGCATAAGCGGCTGCCAGTGCTACATTTCTCTTCTTGAGAATATTGTGAGATGCAACAATACTTGCGATAGATAATGTTCCAAGAGCAACAGCAGGAGCATAGAGCTTAGCGACTTTTACACCAGCCTGTACATAAACGATAGTCAAATCTTTCTTTGCGTCATCCTTAGAATACTCCGCCGCCAGTTCCTCATTTTCAGCACATTTATGAATGGCATCAATATCTTTCTTGGACTTCTCCAATACGCTGTCCAACTTAGTTGTTGCATGGCAAGCCATAACAGCACTTGCAACAGTGCCAACAACACCAGCCACTACCAGAATCTCAGGGCTATGCTTCTTAAGTTTCACACTTACTTTGCTGAAGGTCGTGGAAACGTTCTTAATGATTTCTTCTTTCTTCATATCAGTTATTCTCCTCTTCAATTTTTTCTTTCTTCTCTAAATGATCGATCAAGTGCTGCGTGTACCACATGATCTTTTTCAAATCCTGAATGCCGTTTTTATTTTTCCAGCGGCACGCATACTTGATAATGTTACCAGTATCGGTCGCTTCGATACCTTTTAAATCGAAAGTGAATGCCTCAATAACATCGATCACTTCCAAACCTGTTTCTGACTGATAATGGCTCGGATGAGACACCATTTTATCATCTGATTCGTACATAAATATCCCTCCTAGTTCAACGGTAATGCCTTCGGAAGTTTAATCATGTATCCGTCTCTTACACGAATTACAGATGCATTCCGAATATCGGTCCAACCGTATTTATTGTCTGTATAGTTGCCAGAAACGCCAACCAGATCATAGAAGTCAGCGACACTAACTACCTGGTATGTAGCAATAAGCTCGTCCATTCTTTCCAAAACGTCTTCTGCTTCACCACGAGATTCCAGAATGATATCATCGTAATCGTATCCAGTTCGTGTTCTTGATACGTTTCCCGAATCTCGTCGATCCCGATCGTCATAATACTTACGGTAAGAAATCTTGGATGACGTTGACGATCTCCCACCTCTTGAGTTTCCGCTAACACCAAGGAATGCTCTGACAGCATCCAAGATAATGTCTTTTACGGCCGGAACCACGATATCTTCAAAAATATAGCTTTTTACATCATCTACGTCTTCCGGAACAAATACGTTTGTAATCTTCTGAAGACCATTCTTTTTCTTCGATTTGACAGAACCACTGACAACCTTTTCAACTCTTTTCTCCGGAATATCATCATTCTGGTTCTGTCGTGATTTATGGGAATTGGATTTGTATTCCTCCATCTCTAAATCTCCTTTCAATTAACCGTTACCACTTTTCCAGGGAGGGTTATCCTCGTACTTGGAATACGGTTTGTTTTCTTCTTAAACTGATACACCAGATTACTCCTGGCTTTCTTTTCGGATGCCGCGTATGTAGAACCCTGCCATCTATTTGCAACGCAGGTATCAAACTCCATAACCGGTCCATCATACATATACTGATTCATAGGACACCTCCCTTAAAAAGCAAAAGGGAAAGCACCCTGTTATAGGTACTCTCCCTCTGTCTGAATCATCGATTCAATTCTTATTCAGAATCCTCTTCGGTCTCTGCATCGAGATCAATAAACTCTCCGTCGACGGTATCGTCCTTCGGCTGAGTTACAACCGTCTTACGATTCTCACGCCAGTTCTTGAATTTTGCTGCTGCCGGAACGACTACGAATTTGTAGGTTAATGCACCTGCGATCATAGCCAATCCGATAGTTGTCGCTTTCTTCATACCGCCGTTAGAAGCCGCTTTCACGATTTCCTCAGTAGTTGTTTCGATAACCTCTTCGTTGTTGTTCATGATTTCGTTGTTCTCCATAATATGTTCTCCTTTCAGATTTGAAATATGTGGTTCTTCCATAATAGTGTTTGTAAATTCTGCGAACCTTACATTAAGCCACGGAAGTCATACCTCGGACCATAGCCATAATCAATAACCAGACAAGGTGTTCCATCCGTAGCAAGCTGGGAACTAAATCTCAGATCGATATATCCATTATCAATATTCCAGCCAAGATCATCGCCAAGCTTAATAGGCTCTAATCCGACCTCATAATAGAAATCATTAAGTGAAATATACATTTCATCTCGCATTTGACGATTTAATTCATTCTCAGCCTTTTTTAATTTGTCGATGTCCGATTTAAAATATCTTCCGGATACAGCATCGAAACATAAGGTATCGCCTTTTGCTGTGACGATAACTTCTTTGTTTTCAACTGGATTTTTCTCAAGACGTTCCTTAGCAACGGCATCCCTCACAGTCTGTTCCTTTTTCTCGCCGATTGTTTCTACCACTTTTTTCTGATAATCTCTCAATGTCGATTCGGAAATGGTATACGCTGCTGTCAGTGCTGCATTTCTTCTGGCATTAACAGAACTTGCTCCGATAAGACAAGCTACTGATACTGTTCCAGTAACTGCCGCTGGAATATAGCATTTCCAAGCAGTTTTAACGACATCCATCGGCTCCAGTTTATTTGCGTGCTGACGTCGCTTTTCCTCATCCAATAATTGGATTGCTTTAGGAGTAGCTCGTACAGCCATTACGGTAGTCGTAACCATTCCAGCAATT